TACTAGTTGCAATATAGGCTGGGGTCTTAGTATTATCAATTATAGATACTTCAAATATATCAAGATCTTCAACATATCTACGTTGCATATTTCCTTCAACATCTTCCCATCTATCTTTATTAGTATAAAATCCAAAGCTCCAACCTCTTAATTGTTTATTTTTAGCTTTTTCAATTACATCTGCATCTGTAACAGTACATATTGCTCTTAATCCAATATTATCCTCAAAAAGCTCCAAATTACCTTCTTTGGTACTTCCTAAATGTTTATTGGTATCATGATTTAATAGCAAATCAATGTTTTGAGCCCTATCTAAAGCATTTTGAAAAGCTCGTTCCTCAATTTGTTCAATAAATTTACCTCTTTGACTTGGAATTGGTCTACTATCACGTTTAACCGCAGTAACATAGCCATCTAAGACTACACTATCATTACGTATTTCAATTCTCAATATTCTCACCCCCTTTCATATTGCTTGATTTATCTGTATTAGGTGTATATATATCACCTGTTTTAGTATTATAAAGTACATCAGATAAACCTAATTTAATTACATCATTAAATGCTTCTATTTCCGGCTTATCTTCCTCATATCTCACTTCATTTACACCTAGAAATCCATTTTTAAGTGCAATTTCATACGCTTGAAATCTTTTAAGAATATCACCTTTTAGTAGTTCTTTAATGTCAAAAGCAAAATAAAAAGACTTCTTTTCTTTATCAAGCAAGAAATCTCTATTTAGGGCAGATATAAAGGAATTTAATATTGGTAATATAGCCATTTTCACAAACTTTTCATAATCACTCTCATTAGCTTTTCCATCTCCAGTGATCATGCTAGGTGGTACATTTAATATTTTACAAATTTCATTACCATTACTTACTTTATTCTCATTCATTTGTAATTCTGTAGGAGTACTGCTACTTTCTTGAAATTCTAATCCATTATTCAGCACCACACAATTTTCACTATTTTTTGAATACATCTTATTCCATTGTTCTTTTAACTGAGCAATAGCTTCATCTGTAAGCTTACTTAATGCTTTTATAAAACCTTTTTTATTTCCACCTGTTTTAGCAAGTATATTTTCATAATCAAGTGAATTATAAGCAACTGCAAGTAATTTATTATTACTCTCTACTATTCCAGTTCCGGTAGCACCATCTCGGCTATTTCTAAGTAATTTAATAAATTCATAAGGCTTATAATTTTCACCATTTACTAATATGTCATATTGTTTAAAGATAGGATCTGCATTTATATTAATACTTGCACTTTCTTGTTTTACATAGTGTAAACTTTCAAAAGCACCTTTTTCTCTTTTTATATAGGCATATCCATTCCCCATTAGTAAATAATCTTGGACCATAGCTTTTTTGAATTGAAACGCATCTAATGTATCACCAGTATCATCATTTAATAATTTCAGCCTTATATCATCTTTAATCTCATTTACTTTGCCATCTAATTCTTGGTATAGCTTTATAGGAAGTGATGCAACTGTATTGCTTATTAATTCTACGCAACCAGCTAAAGTAGGAATATTAAGGGCCATATCCCTCGTAATATTGTCTTGTTTTATTCCCGCTTGCAACAATAAGTCCTCTAGTGTTAAAGTATCTTCTCTTGTTTCTTTTTTTCTCCAAAACCTTAACTCCATATTCTCACCTCCTTAAATTACTTGAATTGTACAATCTTTTTGATTTAATTGTTCTTGCTGTAATAAATAAATTGCATTAATTAAAGCGACGACCATATCAACTTTGCCCTCGCTTTTCTTTTTATTAACATATTTATTTTTATTTGTATCCTCTGTACATCTTGCATTTTGAAAATTAATCTCTAATAGTCTATTTTCATCATACTTAAATTTTTTACTTAATATATATTCTTCTAGTAGCTTAGTAGCTGGATGTAATACTGAACTATGTTGTTTTATTTCTACCATTTCATATCCAGCATTTTCAAGTTTCTGCGCTGTACTTAAAGCATTCCATCTATCATAACCTATAGAAAGTATCTCAACTTTATACTTATTTTCAATATTCATTATAAAATTTTCTACAAAACTATAGTCAATTACTTCATCACCACAACTAAAACATACTCCTTGTTTTATAAGCTTCTTATAATCAACTTTTTCTTTATTAGACTTAATTTCTATCTTCTCATGTGGTATAAATCCCCAAACTTTAGCATAAATAATTCCTTTATATTCAGCAACCATAGCTAAAGCAGTATTATCACCAGTTTGAGATAAGTCAAATGCTAAATAAACTTTCTTTCCTATCCAAAAACTTAAATCTTCTACAATAACGCATTCTTTAACTTTACTTATATCAATGTATCCTTCTACCCCTAAGCCTTTATACATAATGTTATTATGCTTACATAGATAGTTTTCACGCTTATTTTCGTAAAGTATAGCCATTGTACGCTTATCCTTTATAGCATCAAATACCATAGGCGTGGAATAAGCAACTGGATTACTTTGGTATATGACTAAATCATTAGTTTCCCATTCTTTTATTAATTCCTGGTTAGGTTCATAAAGTAATGCAAAATAATTACGTTTTTCTATTAATCCATCTAGTACCTTTTTAGCTATATCTATTTCATCAATCATAGCGTTATTGTCATTAGGGTATTGAGTGCTTATTATAATTCCTAACTTATTTATAAGTGTTATTTGTGATGATCTCATGGCTTCTATGGGATATCCATCCATAGCTCCAGCTTCATCCGCCAAGTATATATTTGCCAATTTTCCATCCATCTTGTCATTAGAATAAGCTAATGGAGTATATTCAATTTCGGTAATTTTACAAGTAATCATATCTCTATTAATTTTAAAATATTTTTCTAACGCTGGGCTTACTTTAATTATTTTTCTTACTGCAAGCCTTAACTCACTAGATAATTTAAAATCGGGCGCAACTGAAAAAAACCTCGAAAATTG